ACCTGTATGCAAAACTATTGGTTTACACTCCCATTGACTCAGATGATGATTGTGTAAAGGTCTTTGAGAGAATTGACAATGATGGTGTTTACCATGCTGACAGTGAGAACCTGATCAGGATTGCCAATATAAGACGGGCAGGGTTCAACATACATCCAGCCATCAACAAGAAGATCATTTACGGCATCGGACAGGTGAAGAACTTTAAAATCCATCTTTGCCGGGATGTGGACGCTAAGAAAGAGGCAGACAATTACAAGTTCAGAATGATCAACGGGATAAAGCTGAATGAGCCTATTGATAAGTTCAATCACATGTGGGATGCAATCAGGTACGGGGTTGTGAATAATTGTACTGCATAACTCCCTTTCATAACTTACCCCCTACATTAGATAACTTTTGAAATATCCCCATTTTTTAGTATATATATTTGACATGGTCAATTACGTAAACCATGCCATCAAATCTCCGTCAAGCCATTGCGAATAAGGCTTATAACCTGATTTCAGGTGAAACACAGGTCTTAAAGTTCGGCAAAGGTTATTTCTATACCACTTCAGCAACCAAGTTAGTCAAGGATGTTTCCACTGTCGCAGGGCAGAAAGCAGCTTATGACTATTGCCCTCCACTGAATGCAATCATCAACCGCAAGGCAGAGGCGCTTCTCAATGGCAAATGGTGGCTACTGGACAAAGACGGCAAAGAGGTTACCAATGCCAAGGCAAAGGCGATCAAAGACCTATTAGACAGGCCAAACCCATTACAGACATGGGAGCAGTTCATTGCTCAGGCTTATGTGTATGGTCAGATTTATGAAGAGGTTTTCATCTTCGGATTGACCCCGGCAGGATTCACGGGGCCTGAAAACATTAAAGCCATGTGGGTTATTCCCAACTGGCTGATGGAGGTTAAATTGACCGGAAAGCATTTCATGCAGACTGACATCAGCGAGATCATTGAAGGGTATTACATCACCGGTTTAAATGGTGTCAGGACAAAGATCGACATGGAAAACATCCTGCACATCCGGGGTAATAATCAGAATGTTGAGGAACCCATAAGGGGCCAGTCCAGAATCAAAGCATTGCAGGACCCGATCTCAAACATTGTTGCAGCTTATGAGGCCAGAAATGTGCTGATCACCCGGAGAGGTGCCATCGGTATTCTTTCCAACACATCAAAGGACGTTGCCGGAACAATCCCTGTCAGTAAAGATGATAAAACCGACCTGCAAAGGGATTTTCAGATGTACGGGTTGAACAAGGAACAGTCCCAGGTTATCATTACAAGTGCATCACTGACATGGCAGTCAATGACATTCCCGACAAAGGACCTGATGTTATTTGAAGAGATCGAGGATGATGTCAGGCAGATATGCGATAACTACACCTATCCAATGCACCTGCTTGGATTTAAAGCCGGGACCACTTTTTCAAACATGTCAGAGGCGAAAAAGTCTCTTTACCAGGATGCAATCATCCCGGAGTCAAACCGGTTTGCAAAGGCCATCACATCATTCCTGAATACTGAGAAATATGGGTTTACCGTATCGGTGACATATGATCACTTAGAGGTATTCCAGCAATCTGAAAAGGACAAGGCAGAGGCTTTTACAGCCAAGGTAACCGCAAATATGCCACTACTTGAAAAGAATATCATTACCCTAAATGCCTTTTTAACAGCTCTCGATCTGGAAATACGTCAGGATGGTGACAAGTTCCTGAGCGATATTCAGTCAGTTCCATATGCTTTGAAACTCGGTGTCGGTGGGACTCAGGCATTACAGGCCATTCTTTCTGATCCGAATATTGCAGATGCAAGAAAGCGGAGTATTCTAATTGTGATTTTTGGGTTAAGCGACAGCGAGGCCACACAAATAATCTCAGCAGCATGACAACACAGCCGGAACCAAAGCCAGTGTTAACCCCTGATCAAAAGGAAAAGCTCATCAGGGAAAAGCAAATAAAGAAAATTGAACGCCAAACAGTCAACAAATGATACCGGAATTCAAAACAAGGGATGAACTTTTCAAGTGGTTAAGGGAAAACAAAACCCTGATGATTACTCAGAAAAAGGCCGTGACCAAGTTCACAGACCCATTGCAAATGCAGTTCTTTGAAATCGGCAAGGCATCCGGCCTGTATATCCCAAAGTCACAGGGTGATCAGAATCCGGATGACCTTGGATCACTGCTTGCAAAGTTGGCCATCAACACTACAAACATACTTGACAGCCATTCAGATGTTCACATCCCGGGGTTATGGAACAAGAGCCTGAAAGAGCGCAAAGACATCTACCTTCTGAAAGAACACAAGCTGCAGTTTGAGAACATCATTGCAGACGATGTGAAAGCCAGTGCCATGAAAATGACATGGAAAGAACTCGGGTTCAAGTTCGATGGAGAGACAGAGGTATTGATCTTTGATGCAACCATCGACAAGAGCCGGAACGAATATATGTTTGACCAGTACGCAAAAGGACGGGTTAAGCAGCATTCAGTTGGAATGCAGTATGTAAAGCTATTCCTATGCATGAACTCAGAGAGCAAATGGGATCAGGAAGAGAAAGCCAATTGGGATAAATATATCTCACAGGTCATCAACAAAGCAGTGGCAGAGGAACAGGGTTATTTCTGGGCTGTCACTGAGGCAAAGGTAATTGAAGGTAGTGCAGTTCCCCTTGGGAGCAACTACGCTACCCCTGTTATATCGATTGAGCCGGTGAACTCCACTCAGTCAACAAAAGGAGCCGAGCCGGTAAATGAGCCACTCGATTTCGGAAAACTTGCGCTTGCCATCAAATCATCAACTAACTAATTCATTCAAACATGAAAAAGCTATTTTCAATCCTGCTGATCATGTCGCTGGCCTTTGTGGCATCGGCACAGATAAGCATGAACTTCACACCGGCAAGCAATGACAGCCTTGTCGGGGCCGTGACAAAGTATTGCACTTTGGCAAAGCCCATCACTTTCCAGTATTCTGCAGCTATCGAAGTGTACCTCACTACCTCAGTAGGGGCAAATGACAGTACACAGGTAACGGTTCAGGGCTCAATGGACAATTCAACCTGGTATGACATCAATGTCGGTACTCCGGTTGTGACAGGTTCCGGAGCAGTCAGGACCAACAAAGTCTATGCAACCATCGGTGCGGCCAATGGAGGGGTTCTATTTCAGCCTACATGGTTCCTTGCACCTCCATATGTCCGATTGAAGCTGCAGCACTTTGTAGCTGCTACATCGGCAAAGATTACCAGGGCAAGGATTTATCTGAAAGCAAATTAAAGTTACTTACTCAAATCGAATTGTAAAATGAAAAAACTGAAAGAAAAAAGGATGTGGAAACTCCGGATATTGGCCGGTATCATCCTGTTATTTGTGGCCGGAATCTCGTTTGCCACATCACCGCAAAAGGCGCTTGGCGCAATTGCCATGACCTCTATTGTTGTAGGCTCTGTTACCCTTGAGGGGAAAGAAGCTGAAATGTACACCGCCCTTATGGAATCAATCCAGAAAGAAGTTGAGAAGCATAACAAAGGCTATATCACTGAAACAAAACTGATGGAAACCATTGTCGCAAAGTTGAATGAATCAAAGATCAAAATTGCGGATGATGAGGATTTTAAGGCTCTTAAAACGGCTCTCGAGGCTCAGGGATTGATTATAAAAGGAATTAAAGAATCCGGAGCAGGTCAGCCATCAAATAAGTCACTCGGACAGCAGTGGAAAGACCTTGTTGTTGGTGAGAAGAAAAGCTCATGGGATAACTTCCGTTCAAACAAAGGTGAATTTGAGGTTACTGTAAAGGTTGCGGCCAATATGTTGCCGTCGACAAACTTTACCGGCACTATTCCACAGGCTGAACGTGAAGCCGGATTAACCGATGTAGCACGTGAACAGAGGTTTATTATGAACATTGTGGGTACAACTCCGACAACTTCACCGACCATTGAGTATGTGGAAAAAACCAACCCGGATGGCACCGCTTCATTCGTTCTGGACACCGCAGCATTTACACAGGTTGACTTTGATCTGGCAGTTGCCACATCAACCGCGAAGGATGTAGGTGCATTCATCACCGTTCATGAGAATATGCTCAATGACATTGATTACATCGCAGGTGAGATCGACAGGGAATTGACCTATCAGATCATGTTGGAAGCCGACAAGAAGATCCTTTCAGGGGATGGCTTGAATGCAAACCTGAAGGGTATCACTGTATTTGCTCCATCCGGATTCTCTCTGACCAGTATTTCAGTTATGGACCCGAATATCGGTGATGTTATCCTTGCCAGCATTTCACAGATTGAGATTCTTGGATTCAACCAGGCTCCATCGATTGTGATTGAGATGAACCCATCGAGCTATAATGAGCTCCTTTCCGTAAAGGATAAAAACGGGCAGTATGTAAGGCATCCGCTGTTGTCTCCTGATGGCAACTCATTTGCCGGTTATCCTATCAACAGGACATCATTTATTACTGCAGGTGACATCCTTGTCTTTGACAGGATGAAGGTTCATACCAAAATCCTTCAGGGTATCACCCTTGCAATGGGTTACAACCTGACAGGTGAATTCACCAAGCGACTTCTGACCGTCCGCGGTTACATGAGACTGCATAACTACATCAAAGCAAACGATGTTAACTCTTTCGTTTACGATACAATCGCCGACATCAAGGCTGCAATAACCGCAACTTAACCAAAACCCAAAAACAGATGAAAATCGAGAAAGACAAAATCACCTTCACACCTACGGAAAAGGTTGAAGTAATGGCAACTGAAAAACACCCCGGGGGAAAAGGTCCAAGAAAAGTACCGGCCCACATGGTTGATCACCTTGCTTCAAAAGGAATGATTGAGAAACCCAAAAAATCAGAAAAGTAAATGCAGGTAGATTCAACATATTTTGTTGGTGAAATCCTCATTCCAAACCTGACGGGTACGGATTTAGTCAGCACCGGGAATGTGGCAGAGGTAACCAGGTTCATTACAAAATATGAGCCCGAATACCTTAACCATGTTCTCGGGGCTGATCTGTATGCCGCATTTGAGGCCGGATTACTTGTAACT